GGGGACTTGTCCAGGCGTTTATTCTGGCAATAGGTTCCTTGTTCATGTGGAAGCGTTACGCGAGTACCTTGACAAAGAAAGCCGCCGGGCGAAAGCAGGTGATGCAGAATGACTACGAATAAAAAAGCCCCTGCCGGTGCTGGAACACCGACAAGGGCAGCGGGAGACGGTTTGCCGACCATGTATCCCACAAAGAATTTTACCACAAGCACAGGAAAAGTGCTACATATTTCTGATTTGCTCCATCCCGGCGCAGAGAACGGGATCAAGCTGCCGGAACTTGTAAAGCTGACCGGTCAGGAGGAACGAATTGTACGTCGGCGGATTCAAGCAGAGCGCAAGGCAGGCAAGCTGATTTTGTCGGACTGCTTGCATGGCTATTTTCTGCCAGCATCCGAGCAGGAAGCGCGGCGTTTTATTCGATCCATGAGCGGCCGTGCAGCTGAAATCGCTGCTGTCAGCCGCGCAGCAGAAGCAGCGCTTGCGGATATGGCCGGGCAGGAACACATGGAAGGATGGGTGTGATGGCGGCGGGAAAAAAGTCCTTTGTTCTGTACCATGATATCAGAACGCCTCTGGAGCTGCTGACGGACGAACAGCGTGGAAAGTTGTTTATCGCCCTTCTGAACTATTCCGAGTACGGTGAGCTTCCAGACTTCGACGGGGCGTTGTTAATGGCATTTGCCTTTATTCGAACGTCACTTGATCGTGATGCGGAGGCGTGGGCAGAAAAGCGGGCAAAGCGGGCGGAGGCGGGGCGGAGCGGAGGTCTAGCAAAAGCAGCAAATGCTAGCAATGCTAGCAGCTCCAAGCAAAACGTAGCAAATTTAGCCGTACCCGTACCCGTAAGCGTAAGCGTTCCCGTACCCGTAAACGTTAATACTCCCAACACAAGTGTTGGGAGAGAGACGGCGGACAAGCCGCCGCGCGCTTCGCGCTTCACACCTCCCACCGTTGATGAGGTCAGGGCTTATTGCCAAGAACGTGGGAACAGTGTTGACCCGGAACGGTTCGTAGACTTCTACGCTTCAAAAGGTTGGCTTGTCGGCAAGACGAGGATGAAGGATTGGCGGGCGGCTGTGCGGTCGTGGGAGCGGTCAGATTCACAGCAGAAGGCGCAGGACAAAGACAGGATTCGCAGCTACGACGCAGACGAATCCTTTGTGTAAGGGGGACGAAGATATGGACGTATCGAACATGGTGAATCGGCTTGCAAGGGGTATGGCCGAAACAGACACCCCCGGAGATTACCGGGAGAACGGCATCGTGCATTGTGCCGTTTGCGGCGAGCCGAAGCAGGCACGCAAGCAGCTGCCGGACGGCAAGGGCGGTTTCGTTGAACGCCTTGTACCTATCTCCTGCGCCTGTGTTCGGGCAAAGGACGAGGCCGCAAAGCAGAAAGACCGGCGCGATCAGTTTATGTCCTCGGTGGAACAGATGTGGGCAGCGGATCAGTTGCAAATCCCGAATTGTCTGCGTAAAACCTTTGACGCTGACGACCGGCACGCGGCAAACGTTTCGGAAGTCTGCCGCCGGTACGCGGCGCAGTGGCCAAAGATGAAGCAGGAAAATATCGGGGTTCTGCTGTTCGGCGCTGTCGGTGCGGGCAAGAGCTTTTATGCGTGCGCGATTGCAAATGCGGTTCTGGCACAGCTTGATTCTGCTGTCATCACGAGCTTTCCCCGGATTTTGAATCTGTTGCAATCCACGCAGGACAAGCAGGCACTGCTTGACCGGATGCAGAGCTATTCCCTGCTGGTGCTGGATGATCTCGGCGCGGAGCGGGATACGGCGTATGCTGCGGAGCAGGTTTTTAACGTCGTTGACGCCCGTGTGCAGACCGGCTTGCCGCTCATCGTGACGACCAATCTGTCCGTCGCCGAGATGCAGCAGGCGGATTCCATGCAGCTGAAGCGCATCTACGACCGCGTGCTGGAGCTTTGCCCTGTGCGGATCAAGCTGGAGGGAGAGAGCCGACGCGCACAGAATGCGCAGCAGCGGCTTACGATTGCGAACGATCTCCTGAGGCCGCCCCTGCGTACATAAAAAACCGCCCTTCCGGGCGGCTCCTGTGGTGAACGAATCAGTTTTGCAAATTCATTTTACCGCAGGAGGACGCAAAATGCAAGTGACACAGCAGAGCGCGGAGACAAACGCAGCCGCACGAGCCGTTCAGGACGGAAAAGAGGATATTCTGGTGCTGTGGCTGGCCTGCCGTCAGTACGTGATGCAGCAGGCGCGAAGATGGTACAGGGCCTTTGAGGGGAGGCGCGGCGTCGCCCTGGAGGATCTGGAGCAGGAAGGCTTTCTCGCGCTTGCAAAGGCCGTTGAGACGTGGAAGCCGGAAAGCAGCGCGTTTTCCACATGGCTTACATTTCACCTGAAATCAGCGTTTGCAGCAGCTTATCGGGTGCGCACGAATCATGAGTTAAAAGATCCGCTCAACGATGCAACCTCGTTGGACGTACCGCCCGCTGGTGCGGACGAGGACTGTATTCTGCGCGATATTATTCCAGACGTAGCGGCAGCGCGGGCCTTTGAAGCAGTTGAACAGCAGGAGCTTTGCGAGGCCGTACAAGCGGCCTTGCAGCAGCTTCCGAACGAGCTGCGCAAGGCGTTGACCGACGTATTCTGGTACGACAAGCCGGTTGACGCGAGGCTTCGCAATACCGCCCTGAAAGCGCTCAGACCGCCTACGGTCTGCCAAACGCTGCGGACGTATGTCTGAGATACCGGCTCGGTACTTTTGGTTTCTTGACACGACTACGTGCGCACGCGCGCGAGGGATCTCTGTCGGCCATACACGGTACAGAACCTTAAAAAACCTAAATTTTTTTGCATATATACGCGCCGCATCAAACCAGCACCCGGAAAACCTTAGAAAACCTGTAATTTTCCCGTATATGGATTCAGGGTTGTCGCATAAAAACCTATCAAAACCAGCCTTTTTGCCTATTATGAATGCTCCGCCAACTATGTTTTTCCGGAATTTTTCCATAAAAGAAAAATACGGAGAAAAAACAAATGAAACGAGGTAACTTTATGACAAACACACAGCGATATTTAAACTCCATCAAGGGCTTCCGCAAGGATTTGCAGGAAGTGAATGACAAGTTCAAACCGGAATATGAGCGCTTGGAGCGTTTCAAGGATTCCGGCTCGTATGCACAGAGCAAAAAACTGCTGGACGACCGGCGGAACGCGGAGGTCGAGGAGCTGCGCCGGGAGTACGCAGACCGGCTCAAATCTGCGGTTGACGCGATGGAAAAGACGTACATGAACAGACCCGCTTCCGCACCGACGCAGGAGCAGCTTTCCGTTTTGCAGGCGCTCAAACTGCGCGACCATGTAAGCCGCGATGAGCTGAGACGCGCAGCACAGACTATGCGCGGCTGCCCGGTTGCAGAGCGGGCATTGGAGGAGATCGCCCGCAAAAGCGGTGAGATTCTCGGACTGGAGCAGGAGATCAGCAGCGACACGGTGCGTCAGAGTTTGCATTCGCTCCGAGTAAACGCCGGAAGGCTTGTGTCTAATCTGCAAGCCCCGAACAGCAGGAGGGAGCATATGTCCCGCTCTGATTGGGATATGTTCCGGCTGGACACCGACCCGGCAGACGAAAACGACTGCCTGCGCATATTCGGCCTGTGTGCGAACGGTGCGCAGTTTGCTGCGGCAGTCAATGAGGCGGAAGGAGGAACGCAGGCATGAAAGCATTGACATACGAACAGCGGCTGACCGCGATTTTTGAGACAGAGCGAAAAGCAAAAGCCGCAGCCGCACGCAAATTAGACACCGCAAAGGAAGAATGCAAGCACATGGAGGATCAAGCGCAGGCAGAAGCCGTACTTCATTCAGCGGAGCAGGCCCATGCGGCGGAGCTTTCCGCCGCAGAGGAAAAGGCCCGGAGCGCGTACACGACCCTTCGCGCAGAGCTGGCGGAGAAGGTGCGGAAGGCTTCTCTTGTAAACCCGGACGACGTAGAGCCGCTGGCGCTGGAGCTGCTGGAGAGCGGCGTTATGAAAGCGGACGATTTCGCGGCGCTGGCGGAGCACTACAGTGAGAACCCGACAATGCTGCGGCTTGTTGCGCTCCATGCGCGGAAGGGTATGTACGCTGCCGCTGGTGAGCCTATGCGCGCCGAACGTGACGCGCTGGCGGGTGTCGTCGAGACGTGCAATCGTCGCCTGACGGCGGAGCTGGACAGCTTTGACCGGCTGACTGCAAAGCTGTCCGCGGAGGGTTCTCCGGAATGCTGACCTTCAAAGTCCAGACGGATCTTTCCGAAGCGCTGGCTGCCGCCATCGGAAAGGCCGCGACAAGGGCGGAGCATATCGTTGCTGTTCAGGCGGCAAAGGATACAAGCCCGTATGTGCCGTTTTTGACCGGTTCCCTTGATGAAAGAACGCGCGTATCCGGTAATACGATCATCTATCCGGGGCCGTATGCGCGCTATCTTTACTACGGGAAAGTTATGGTGAACCCGGAGACAGGCAGCACCTACGCGCCGAAGGGCGGAACAAAGGTGCTGACCGACAAAAATCTTGTGTTCAATACGTCCGGACACAATCAGGCGCAATCGCACTGGTTCGAAGCGTCCAAAGCACAGAACCTTGAAAAGTGGCGCGACGTTGCCGGGAAAGCGATGAAGCAGGAACTGGATTGAAGGAGGGACATATGGCATTCACAGTAAACGACGTAGAGATCATTTTCGCGCCGGAGGATCGCGCCTACCGGGAAGCATTCGGGGCGCTGGTCTGTGAACTGGACGCGATGCAGGACGCGCTGCGCCGGACGCAGAAAAAGTGCCGGCCCGGCAGACGCAATGCAGGCCACAAATCGTATGAGGTCTTCACCAGTATGGACACAGAAATGCGTGTGAAGCTGGACGCGCTTCTGGGCGGCGGCATCTGCAAGGCGATCTTCGGCACGACGCCGGTCATGGCATCAGCAGATCACGCGCCGCTGTGGTTCAATCTCGTGGAAGGACTGTATTCCAGCATGGCACCGGCAGAGCGCCCAAAGGACTGCGATGCGGTCATCATGAAATACCGGACAAAGCGGATCGCCCGGAAAAAGATCTCTTAAAACCACAAAAAGGAGAAATTAACATGGAAGAAATCAAATTCAGTACCGGCAAACAGGAATTTCGGCTCAATGATCAGGTCAGTGTTTCGTTCAATCCGACCGACGCGGCCTTTGTGGAGCGGACCTACGATGTTTTTGAAAAGCTGGACGCAGAACAGCAGACCTACCGGAGCGAAATGGACGCCTGCGCGGACAAGCGGAAGATATTCGACATTGCCCGCCAGCATGACGAAAAAATGCGGGAAATGATTGACGGGCTGTTTGAAGCGCCCGTCTGTGCGGCACTGTTCGGCTCTATGAACGTCTATGCGCTGGCCGACGGTCTGCCGGTCTGGGCGAACCTTATGCTGGCTATTCTGGATCAGGTCGATGCGACAATGACGCGGGAAAAGCTGCGCACGAATCCGCGCATTCAGAAATACACGGAGCGCTGGGCGAAAAAGTAAAAGACTGCGGGGATGTTCCGGATGGAATATCCCCGCAGAATGAAGAATCTGAAAGAGTGGTGATTCCATGAAAGACGATGCTTCTGTATCCGTTGGTGTGAACCTGAATACGGGAAAGGCCGACAAGGAGCTTCAGCGGCTGGAACAGAAGGTTCTCAAGCTGCAAGAGGATCTGACCGTCGGCAAAAGCAAAAAGGGCGCGCTGACGGCGGAGCTGGAGCAGGCACAGAAAGCGCTTGCGGAGCTTCAGGCACAGACAAAGATCGAGGGCGGCAAGGCGATCATATCGCCCGAAAATGTGACGAAGATCTCCGCCATGCAGGAGAAGATCACTTCGGTACGGGCGGCGGTCGACAAACAAAATGAAGCGCTGAAAAGCACGCAGATGGAGCTGGACGGTATAAAACTCCGCTATGGTGAGGTCTCGCAGAAGGCGCAGGAGCTGGCAGCGGCAGAACGCGGCGGTGCGGATGATACGGCGAAGGGAAAGCTTGCGTCGGTTCTGCAAAGCTTCACGGGCAGCGCGGACGTGCCGAAGCTGCAAACTGTTTTAAGCGGCCTTGCAGCAGGATTCAAGGAGATCGCTTCCGCCGCCCTGTCAGCGGGGAAAACGGTCACGAAGGGCTTTTTATCTGCGGCAGGCAGCGGCCTGAAAAAGCTCGTGTCGCTTGCGGGCCGCGCCGGAAAGGCGTTTCTGAACCTATTCAAAACGGCAGGAAAGACAAACGGCGCGTTCGGCGGCGGGATAAAGAATATACTCCGGTATGCGCTGGGGCTTCGCGGCCTATACGCCCTTTTCGGAAAGCTGCGGGCTGCAATGACAGAGGGCTTCAAAAATCTGGCGCAGTTTTCTTCCGGCACAAACAAAAGCCTGTCAAACCTCAAATCCTCGCTGACGCAGCTGAAAAACGCGCTTGCAACGGCATTTGCGCCGATCTTACAGACAATCGAGCCGATCCTGACGCGGTTTATCAATATGCTGTCCAAAGCGGCGGATTATATCGCGCGGTTCACAGCAGCCCTGACTGGTAAATCCTCCTACACGCGCGCAACCAAAGTGCAGGAGGATTACGCAAAGAGCATCGAAGGAACCGGCGCAGCAGCGGAAGACGCCAGCAAGAGCATGGCGAAATTCGACGAGATCAACCAGATCACGACGAAGGACACTTCCAGCGGTGGAGGCGGAAGCTTCGAGACCTCACCGGCGGATATGTTTGAGACGGTCGCGATCGAACCGCTTGACTTCGCTTCGTGGGGCGAAGCTTTTTCCGCCATGCTCGATAAGATCCTTGTCGACGGGATCCCGAAACTGAAAGAAGCATTCGCTTCCTTTGCGGACTGGCTGAACGGTTTTTCTTCAAAGCTTTACGAAGTATTCACCTTCCCAGGCGTTTTGGAAAAGGTGTCGCAGCTCGGACGTGACCTTGCAAATGCGTTCAATGGCCTTGTCGATCAGATCAACTGGACAAGTCTCGGCGCGGCGCTTGGGGCTGGGTTAAATCTTGCAATCGCATTTTTGGTGAACTTTATCTATACGTTTGACTGGATGAAGCTCGGTGCGAAATTAGCGGCGATGTTCAACGCGATGGTCTCTGAAATCGACTGGTATAGCGTCGGTATGCTTCTGTGGGCAAAGTTCAAGATCGCGCTGGAAACACTGGCCGGGTTCCTGCTTAACGTGGATATGAAGGAGCTTGCGCACGCAGCCAGTCAGCTGATTATTGGGTTCTTCGATTCCATGTCGGACACGATCCAGAGTATTGACTGGCAGGCGCTGGGGCATCAGATCGCGGATTTCCTTGCGAATATCGATTGGAACGGCGTCATGGATTCCATGTTTGAAGCGATCGGTTCCGCCCTCGGCGGCCTCGCAGCGTTCCTGTGGGGGTTGATCGAAGACGCATGGAATGACGTTGTTGACTGGTGGCATGAAGTGGCCTATGAGGACGGAAAATTCACGATCAAGGGCCTTCTGAACGGCATTTGGGAGGCGCTGAAAAACATTGGGCAGTGGAGCAAGGAGCATATCTTTCAGCCGTTTATTGACGGGTTTAAGAAGGCATTTGGAATCGCGTCGCCGTCTAAAGTCATGGCAGAGCAGGGCGGGTTCGTGATCGACGGCCTGCTGAACGGCATCAAGAAGGGAATTCAGCCGGTCATTGACCTGTTTACGAAGCTGAAGGAGAAGATAGAAAATATCCTGAAAAAGATCTCGGAGTTTGTCAGCAATGTATTTGCAGGGGACTGGAAGGATGCGTGGAGCGGGATAACGGATATCTTCAAGGACGCATGGAACGGCATTATCGGCTTCCTGGAGGATGCAGTCAACCTTATCATTGACGGCATAAACTGGATGATCTCGAAGCTGAATACGTTCAGCATTACAACGCCGGAATGGCTGAACAAATTGAGCGTGACAAAAGGTCTCGGGGGAAAGACCTTTGGCTTCAACATTCCGACGCTTGCGTCTGTCCAGCTCCCCCGCCTCGCCTCCGGCGCGGTCATTCCGCCGAACCGGGAGTTTATGGCCGTCCTCGGCGATCAAAAGAGTGGGACGAATATCGAAACGCCGCTTTCTACGATGGTGCAGGCGTTCAAGCAGGCCATGAACGAGACCGGCGGCGCGGGCGCACGGCAGATGACAATCGTGCTGCAGCTTGATCGCCGGGAGCTTGGGCGCGCCGTCTACCAGCTCAACAACGAGGAGACGCAGCGTGTCGGCGTGCGTCTGGCAGGCGCAAAAGCATAACGGCAGGCGAAACACGAACGTTCGTTTGCTGCGTGGCTGTTATAACGCCGCACACGCCGTCAGAAGTTCTTTCCTCGCTCGTTTGTGCGGAAGAATAAAAAACGCCGCTGTGGGGCTTGTACGGCCTCACAGCGGCATTGCTTATTTCACATTATCTTCTTTCGGCTGCCCGAGCATACCACGCACGAGGAGGGTTATAATGCAAATCTGTTCGAGTGACGCGTTGTCGAGCATCTTCCTGATTTCGTCGCTTTTCTCACGGCG